TCCGCCTTTTCAAATGTTATTTTACGTACATCTGGTATGAGGAAACTGAAAATCTCTTTCGCGAGTTCGCGCGGTATTGTTTTCATGAGGTTGTCCATTTTTATAAAATTGATGCGTTTTTGTATTGGTATCAATTTTATAATATCATAACAATATAACAGTATAACATATACAGATGGAAACCATGAATATGATACAACCAATTTCTACAGATCTTCCAATGAAAAAAACAAAACAAACCAGACGGCGTAAAATAATTGTGCCCCAGGATCAAAAGCTTTTAGAAATGTTTACCACGGATATCGAGCGCATACAAATGTACATAAATTCGTCACCGTTTGCAGATAAGATGGATGCCAAAGTGATCCGAGATATCAACGAACACGCTGTAAAAATGTCAGTTGATGACTTTGACAGCTACATGGCAGGAATTGGATTTTCAAAGTCGTCCATGATCACGTACTTTCAAAATATCATCGACAACAATGCACGCATACACAAAATACTTCGCACTATTGTAGCGGAAAAAAAACACATAACGGAAGAAGATGCGGTTTACATTATGAATTGGGAAGACAGTCATCATTCACATTTTCGATATATCTATATGGGAGAACGTCAGTCGCCAGATTACGAGTATGACGAAGATGACTTTAGTGTAAATAGTGAATACGAATATATGTTTAATAATAATATAGAACATGGCATGGAACCAAATAAAGGAAAACACCTATTGTAATAGTGAAACTTATAATGGTATATATGACACATCTCATGTATATTTGCATTGCGAAAGATTAAAACCATGGGTAAGTAATACAATTATTACTCCAAATATGGTATTTTTTTCCAAAATGTTAAAAATAAATATACCAGAAAATGTGGCTCCTTGGTATCAACATAACTTAAATTCAGAGTTAAACCGTCGTGGTCTTATTGTAAATTATAAAGCCAAAACTGTTGGTCGTTCGTATTATGTTATTTCATCGATCCGACACCAATATACATTTGATTATCTATCAACTACCAAAACGTATACTATGAATGAGGTTGAGCGCATCAATGATGTTTCGTGTACCTGTGTAAATGTACCACAAAGAGGCTCTTTTTTATATACGTTTGAAACATTTTACACAAATCTTTTTCATTTTTCGTTTCATACACCAGACTTAACTAAGCCGATACGCGAAAAATTTCGCGCAGCGTTTCATCTCAATATTGATAGTTTGAAAAATGGTGTGATACCTTACCGACCGTTCGTCTTTGATCCAACCGTAAAAGCACCACAACCAAATAAATTCTTATTATGGGATGATTTTACCGGAATAGCAAACGATTATTTTTCTACATCAAACAGCAGCGATCCTAACTTGGAACTCAATGAGATTACAATGTTTTTGCAAAAGCAAACTACGCCTATCCCTCTCGTATTCAAGACAAAGAATGGTGTTTTATTGAACTATATTGATGACATTGTCAAGCCTATATATAACAAAATAGTGACAGATGTATTGAACCCACTTGCGGCTCTGACGGTTCCGCGAATCATTCCTCCTGCTGCAGTCAACTATGGATCGACTAATAATTTTGTACCGTGTAACGAATTACATGATGTTCGTACTAATGTAAGACGACGCAACACATTGAAGAACAATGGGCATGCCATACTGATGGGCGGAAAAACCCGTAAAAAGCAATATCGTCGTGTAAAATAAATATATTTTTTGTATCTAGGCAATAAATATAGTAATGCAAACGGCAGAACCAACTCCAAAGAAACCGAGACGGCGCGCAAAACGACGTAAAATAATAGTACCCCAGGATCAAAAACTGAAAGAGATGTTCACGACCGATATCGACCGGATACAAATGTACATTGATACATCCCCCTTTCCTGATAAGATGGATGCCAAAGTGATCCAGGAAATCAATGAACATGCCAACAAATTATCTATGCACGAATTTGACGATTATTTGGATGACCTTGAGTACCATAAATCGTCTATGGTTGCATTCTTCCAAAACATCATTGATAATAACGCGCGTATACATAAAATACATCACACAATTGTCTCAGGCAAGAGAGATATAAAGGAAGAAGATGCAGTCTATATTATCAATTGGGAAACCACCCATCATTCGAATTATCGATTCATACATTTGGGAGAACGTGAACCGTACCAATACGAATATGACGAAAGCGACTTAAGTGTCAACAGTGAATACGAAAATATGTTTAATGAAACGATATTGAATAATAATATAACACGAGGTATCGAACCATGCAGGGAACCTACGGAATGGCTTCGTCAAAACCCTGCTTTGGCTTCACCAGTCCCTCCCTTAAATATGTTACCAACATGCAAAGGACATTCCCAAGATCTTATCCAAGATACTTTACTTCTTAAGGGAGGGGTCGCAGGGGTCAGAGGGCGAAGCCCTCAACCCTTGGGCGCCGTAGGCGCCCTGAGGGAACCGTAGGTTCCCTGCAATAAATTTCGCTCGAACTAGTATGTTTATAATTCAATATATTGTTGTTTCCGTAACAATAATATATTTGGTGGTGTGGGCCTATATCAAAATAAAATATCCCTTTTGGAATTTGCAGCCGGTCTACCATACCTACGATGTGTGGCGGAGGTTTAGTTCTTCGCCCTTTTTCGTCTACCCCTACCGCCCCGTACGCACCAAGTTTCATAATATGTGTGATGTGACCACGGTACCGTATTTGGAGGCACCTGACGATAAAAAAACCGCGATTATTCGACTTTTACGGTCGAATTATGTAGCCAATGATCGTATCTTGCTCACACTACAAGAGAACCATTTGGACGCCTTATGTGCCGGCCACCTCGAGACACCTTTTGTATCTTTTTATCAGTCGGCTTTGCCCACTTTGCCCGCCCTTGATATAGAGAACTTGACCCCTGCCCCCGCCCCCTTTTATGCCTCAATTTTGGCCTATCCTGTAACAATCTATTATCAAGGTTCTCCCATCGACAAAACATATACCGAATTACCGCTCTATTATTTAGATTATTTATGTGTTTATCGAGAACTCGATCCGGCCAGGAAGGCCAAGGTGATGCGGGAGCTTTTTCAGACCCACGAATACCGGCAGCGTTTATTCAATCCGTCGGTTCTCGGCTCGCTCTTCAAACGCGAAATCGACTTGCTGGACGGGGTCGTTCCCCTCGTCCAATACCGGACCTATGTCTATTATTTGGCGAACAACCGGTTCCCCCCGCTACCGCCCCATTTTCACTGTGTCCAGATCGTGGATGACACCATGGACCTGCTGATCGATTTCCTCTATGTGCAGACCCACCTAGACCTCGGAGCGTCGCCCCACTACGCCATGCTGTCGGTGACTAATATGGGCAACTATGTGGAGACGATTCGCTCTAACATGACCTATGTTTTTTGCCTGAAACAGGGAGAACATGTCTATGGGATGTATTTCTTTAAAAATGCCCATCTCCAGTACGAGGACTTGGAAGGAGACACGTTGCAGCTTTATGGGAGCGTGTGCAATACCGACACGCCATCCCTCTTTTATTTGGGGTTTTTACACGCCTTGCACCTGATTATAAAACAATTTCCCAAGTATAAAATGTTGGTATTCGAGAACCTGGGGCACAATATGCTATTGTTTCCTATTTGGAACAGTAAGAATACTCCGGTCTTTGATAACGCTACCGCGTATTACACGTTCAACTGGGTCGTGCCTGGTTCTCCCTTGGCTGCGGGGACCTGCTGCTTTTTATAGGCTGCCTTACCTTAACAGCTCCTTTGCCTTGCCTTTTTCATGTTTTTCATGTTTTTATATAAAAATATTGATATTTAGTAGTATTACGTAGGAATGAGAACCGTGAAAAAATTGGAAATAAAATGGAAAAATTTTTCAGGAAATGGACATTTATTTTTGTCCAGAAATAGTTTTACGGAAAAAGTTTTGAATTTTGTTTAAAATACCACCTTGATTTTGGGGAGGTAAGGTTGTTACCAAGAACGGATTGATAATTTTATATTTGCATAATAATTTTGGCTGCATAATCTTGGAAGGTCGGAGGCGTAACGTTTTATTAGGCAGGGTCCCTAACATTTAGGCATTTTCCTCATTTTATAATAGAAATCAGCGTAGTATGTCGAATTTAGAACGTTTTTAATGTGGAAAACTATTTAATTATTTAAAAATCTTAGAACGTTTTTTTTGTGAGTAACATATATAACTATGTCGGATCAGAAAAGGGAAGGATCTCAGCTTTTTCAATGTGATATTTGTCATTACAATACGCTTGTAGAGAGTTGCTACGAGAAACATCTGTTGTCTGCAAAACACATGTTGCTCACTGCGGAAGCCGATGCAAAGGTGTATCGTTGTGATCCATGTGATTATGTTACCATCAAGAAGAGCTGTTACGATAGACACTTGACCACCACAAAGCATAAGTTAGAGTCACGGGTAATAAAAAACAGCGAAGGTAAGCTAGTCTGTAATTATTGTAGCAAAGTATACAATTCGCGACCTGGACTCTGGGAACACAGAAAGAAATGTTCATCGAGTAAGAAAAGCAAGGAAGATGCCGTTCGCAATGAGGAGGAGGATGAGAAGGATGGTGTGAAGGAGGATGAGAAAGAAGAAAAGGAAGGTGAGAAGGAGGTTTCAACAGCACCTCCACCCTTGGAAAATACCATAGTGTTTAGTTTTTCTCCTACGAAGGTGAGTGAATCGGCCTCTGAAACAGCATGCCAACCGCGCAACGAATTAATCAGCACTACGGATGTAAGTAACAATATAATTATGCAATTGTTCAATCAGAACCAGGAATTCAGATCTTTAATGGTTGAACAACAGCGGGAAAATAAGGACTTGATTAACAAGTTGTTTGAGATGACCCAACAAAATCTTGCTATGACTACCAACATTACGAACAACACCATCAACAATAACAACCAACGTTTCAACCTCAACGTGTTTTTGAATGAGACCTGCAAGGATGCTATGAACTTGGACGAATTCTTGGATACCATCCGTCCCACCTTCGACGAACTACTGGTGATGGGCGACGTGGGGTTCGTCAGTGGCATTTCGGATATATTCATTAAGCGGCTCCGAGCCCTGGACATCACCAAGCGTCCTATCCATTGCACCGACGCGAAGCGGGAGACCATCTTCCTCAAAGAAAACAACGTATGGACCAAGGACGACAACGGGCATTCCCGGCTTAACAGCATCATTGAGAAGGTGGAATATCGGAACGTGGTCTGCCTCCACCAGTGGTGCTTGGACAACCCCGATGCCATGGTGAATAACCACGAAAAGAACTTGTTACGGGACAAGATTTACTTGCAAACCCTGCTGGGC